TGAAGCAACATCGAACCCCGGAGAGAACACATCATCATAAGTATGCTCTACCGAATACGTCAAAGAGCCAAACACAACCACGTTGATACTCACACTGAACGGACTGCGATAATGATCCAGAGGGATGGGGGCGCTAACGTCCACCGCCCTCAACCTAACTCGTACTGGACGCATGTTATTCTCCTGTCAGTTATTACGGACCAGTGAAGCTAGTCGGAGCGTAAGTACCGTCAGGGTTACGAACAGCATAGTGAATGCACAGGACCCCCGCGCCAGCGGTCATAGTGGCGCAAGTCACGGTGATAATACCGTCAGTCGTACCCGTGTTGAGCCAGATAGACGAACCAACGCCCGCCGTACCAGACAAGCTAGAAGGGGCAGCGACGATATTGGCCGTAGCACCAGCACCGCTAACCGAACCAACTGCAAACGAAGTACCGTTAATCAGCGCCGTGATGGTGCCCGTAGTACCCGAAGTAAACTGAGTCGTCTGGATGACGAAAACGTCAGTGACGATAGCGCCAGCGGGGATAACAATACCCGTCGAAGCGGTAGAAGCCGTCGAAGAGAAGCTGGACGAATACTGAAGAACAGTGATAACACCCGTGTTACGGATGGTACCGGCGGTCGTGCCGGTCGTGTTGCGTACGTTGCCAATACGAACCGGACCAGAAAAAGTTGCAAGAGACATTAGAAACTCCTTATGTGCAAGTCACCACGTAGTCAGCACATTGTCCGCTGGGACGGTCTACGTGATTGCTAACCCAGAAAGAAGGGGCTAGCCGAAGCTAGCCCCTCCCGATCTCATCAGGCGCCCGGAGAACCCCAGATGCCAAGCGGATCCGACCAGCCGAAGCTGTAACGCTCGCGAGCCTTGTAACGGACATTACCCGTGTCGAAGTCTCCGTCCATACTGTTCGCCAGCGGCGAACGGACAAAGTGCTTCAGACCATTCGGAACGTCGGTCATCAGGAACCAAGCATTGGTGTCGGTCAAGAAGTGGTTGACCTTGAAGCCTTCCGCAATCGAACCCATCGCCTTCAGAGCGTTGATGTCGTTATCGGTCGTGCCAACACGCAGTTCCGTGTCAAGCAGACGCTTTGCAACGAACATCAAGCTTGGCGGGACAATGAGCTTGCGCGGCTTGGCCGCAATCAGCAGACCACGCTCGTCAGTCCACGCAGCGACCTGAATCACCGCCGCCTCAAGCGACGTTTCATTCAGGTCGGCAGCAGTGGTCTGCGTGTTGCTGTTGGTACCACCCGAGACAAGCGGATGCGCGGTCGAGAACAGAGCGACGCCATCACCGCCCGGATAGGCAGCACTGAAGCCGTTGTTCAGGATCGAAGCAGCCTTCACCTGCTTGGTGTACGCCATAGCGCGGGCGAGTGCCTTGGTGTACCGGGACGACAGCGAGTCGTACAGGTTGTCCTCGACAGCCTCTTCCGTGATGGAGAAGCCAAGGGCGATGGTCTCATGGTTGTAACGAGAGGTCCACGCTTCCTGTGCGTTGTCGTACTGGATAGCCTGACCTTCGTTCTTGACCGGAGCAGCACTGAAGCCAGAGAGCTTGGTCTCTTCTTCAAACGAACGCTCCGAGGATTCAACCTCGTAGAGTTCCTTATGCTCTTCGCCGTAACGGGCGTACTCCATGCCGAACAAAGCGTTCAGACCGGGGAGCAGTTCCTTCAAAAGTTGTGCGCGTGAAATTGCCATTAGAAATGCTCCTTACTGGACCGACAGCGACGTATAGTAACCGTGCGTGCCAGTGTTGAACTTGACAATTGCCTCCGGATACTGCGTGAATATCAACACCGAGCTAGCGGCGGGAGTAGTCAACGGAGCGTTGCTTAACACAACCGAAGTCGTGTTGTTGGCAGTAATCGCCGTCGCCACAAACGAACCCGTATCGACCACCTGACCGTTGGGCGCAACCCACGATAACTGAGCACCGACAGGAACCGCGAAGGTAACGTTAGCCGACGTAGTGATGGTTGAAGTACCCGAAGAGTACGTCGCCGTACCCAGAGCAACCGCCGTATCACGCACCACATCAACCACACGGAACGGATAGGCGCTAGCAGTAAGTTCACCAGCGATAGACTGAGTGATTGCCGTGTACAAAAGAGCGTTGTACGAATCGCCCGTGTTGACGTTACCAGCAAGATCCGAACCCGTAAGGTTCTGACCAACCATCGCCGGAGCGACGGAGCCAATCGTGGTACCACCCTGAGCAGTGACAACAGATACTCGCATCGCGATATCCGGATCATCGGCAACATACGCCATCGCGTCGCCAGCCAGCGTCGAAGCGGGCCAGTACTGCGAAAAACGCTTCTGCTTGGTCACCGGATCGGTGAAAGTGCAACCGAGGAACACGCCAACTACGTTAAGCGTGCCACCAACAACCGCACCGGCACCAGTCGAATAAGAAGTACCAGCAGCAGCAGTAATCGTACCTGCCCAGTTCAACGCGCCACTAGTCGTGATAGACTGACGAACAGCCTGACCACGGTTAAGGGCAACAAAATCACCATAGAAAATACTGGTCGAATAACCGTACGCAATCGGGATCATACGAGTAGATCCAGAGTACGGTTGACCGCCGATCAAATTGACCGGCTTAAAGCCGTAAGGCTTGTCAATCGTGGGATATGCCATTTTTGGCTCCTATAAAAAATTACTTACCTTTACCGAAGGTGGTCGTCGAACGGCGTTCGTTAAAGAGCGGCATTCTCTTGTCTTCGGTACGCATAAAATTGTTGTCAACAGACTCCACCTGAGCTTTGGCTTGATTGGCGTAATATTCATTACGCTGTTTAGTCATCTCTTCGGGAGCCTTACAGAGAACAAGACCGCCAATCTCAACATTGTCTTTGAAGCGAGTGTTGGTGCTGTTATCTGCCAAATGCATGATTTCCGGAACATCGGCGGCCTTTACAGGTTCCCAACCTTCACGGAACTTTGCGGATGCGTTCGTCGGGTCAAGCTGACCCATCATGGAGATCCGAATCCATCTAAACGTCCACCCCGGCTGTGGCTTAGGGGAAGGAAGCAGTTGCGGCGGGGTCCAAGCCTGTTTACGCTGGGCGGATTCCCGATTTTCTACATCGCGAGCCAATCGACTATTGTTAGCATCAACCATTACGGTTCTCCAGTTTCATAAGTTCTCGTGCATACGCTTCGGGCGTCAAACCAAGTTTCTTGGCGAGCGCCACTTGCGATGATGTCAGGCGGACCTGACGCGGCGCGGTAGACCGCGTAGCTGGAGCAACTACGTTAGTTGCCTTGCGCGAAGAGGATCTATCCTCCTGCGTGTCGGATCCCTCGAAATATTCGGGGAATCGCTTTCTAATTGTCGTATCGACTTTGCGGTAGTAATCGTCGCTTCGCGGATCGACTCCAGACCGGACCAATTTTTCGTGCAGCCCCAAAGCGAGAGCGGTCATCTCTTCGTCGGCACCAAACCACATATTTTTCTGCCTCCACGCCTCGGCTTTTGGATCGACGGCGTAAGACTGTGGCTGTGCTTGAGTCTGTGAAGGTGCTTTTACAGTATCTTCAGGTTCTTGTAAAGAGGGTCTGAAACTTTCTACATCTTTCAGTTTAAGCTTGGCGTCGGTCAGCGCCTCCTGCGCATCGGCGATCATCCCTGAGTCCCCGGACTCATAAGCGGCCTTCAGCTTCTCCTTAGCGGTAGCAAGCTCGGTATTCGCCGCCCGACTGACCTCATGGATGAAGACCTTCTCGCCCTGTCCAAGCCGCTGCTTGAGCGCCTGATTTTCAGCGTAGGACTGTTGCGCATAGCGCAACGCCTCATCCCGCTCCCGCGCAGCCCGCTCCTTTTCCCGACGCTCATCGTGCCAGACCTTCTTCATCTGACCGAGCCGCTTCTTCACCTTGTCGGAGTATTCCTCAAGGTCGTCGCTCTCCAACTCCTCGACAATATTCTTCGGAAGGGGGGCACGCCCGCGATCCTCCGGCGGGGTGTCGTCTTCAATTTCTACCTTGAAGTCCTCGCTCTTATCTTCTACTTCAACTTCGTCCGGAAACTTATATTCCTCAGCCATTTCAATGCTCCTTTATGCGCGGTACAAGCCGCGTGGGTCTTCGACAACTGCCTCTACGGTGTCATCATTGATGATGCGCCACTCCGTACCGTGGATCTTCAGGCGGGTGCCCGAATAAGAACGGCACAAAACAAAGTCCCCGGCCTTACACCAAGGGCCGTTGGGGAATCGCTTTTCATCCTTATAGGCATCCGGGCCAAGCT